GGTGCTACGACGGCGGGTTATATTCACCTCAAAGCATATTTGAATAATGAAGGTAAGTTAGAAATGAATCAATACACCAAACCAGCCGTACTCGTAGCAATTCTCGTATACGTAATTGTGGTGAATGGTCTTGGTCAAAAAGAGGTTATTTCTAACGATCCTTTCTAACTTAAAGATTACACCGTACTATTAAGAAAATGGCGTCCGTCACTGCGTTTAATGACATGATGGGGCAATTTCTTGTGGAATTGCACAAGACTTTTCCAGATGAAAAAAGCATTAAGAAGATGTTAACCTCGTTCGACCTTCTTAAGAGTACAAGTCCTCGTCTCCTAGTCAATGGGTTCATGGATAGTGTTAAACCCCATGCGGATAGTGTATCTGCCAAGAATGAGGATTTCATTCTCATTCATTCCAAGGATATTGACTTTTTGAATGAAATAGATATCATCAATCTATGGAAGCGTATGAATGATGGTACCAAGGATGCCGTTTGGCAGTATCTTCAGACTTTGTACATTCTAGGAACCACCATCCAATCTGTACCCGAAGACACTCTCACCGCTATTGAGGCTATGGCCAAGGATGTGGCTGATAAGATGGCTTCAGGTGACGGTGGTGACATTAACCAGGATGCACTCATGAAGATGATGGGTTCTATGTCTGGTATGATGTCCGGTATGGGAGATATGGATTTGGGTGCTCCTAAAAAGAATGGTACTCGCCGTCTCCCCAAAAAATAAACCTCATCTATATTAAATGAAAGTTTGGTTCGAAGATCCTCAACAACTTGTCAGTAATAAAAAAATTCTAGAGTTCTGGCCTAACAGCAAACAAACACCAGAGGATAGGATCAATTCGGCGTCACGTTTTATTATTTACACTATGTGTGTTTTATTCGTGATTCGTCGGGATCCTAGGATTTTCGTCCTAGGCGCAACGATGTTATCTATCATTTACGTGATGTACAAGGCGAAACTTGTCAAGGAGCCATATGGTTCCACAGACAAAGCGGATGTATGTCAGAAGCCCACCAAGGAGAATCCCCTCGGTAACGTGCTCATGACAGATTACACAGATGCCCCAAATCGTCTGGAAGCCTGCTATTATGCCACAGCCCAACCTTTAATTAAAAAATTCAGTGGTGATCAGGTGTCGTTTGATTCTGGACGTTCTCGTTCCACTTTACCCATGTACAAGCGTAATGCTTTTGAGCGTCAGTTTGTTACCGCACCAGTGTCAAAAATTCCAGGCGATCAGACCAAGTTTGCTGAGTGGTTGTATGGTCCCAAGAATGCTCCCATGTGTAAGAGTGATTCCAAATTTTGCAACCCCGATGCGAGGGGTGTTCAATTAGAAGCTTTCGCTGGTATCGGTTCTGATGGGGATGTGAGAGGTCTCAGAGGTGGTGGTCGTGTGAGGGGCGGTGGCGGAACGTATAGTTAGATTAATATTCTTGTGTAATAATAAATGGCGTACCAGCTTCAACCAGGTCTTTCTATTATTGAGAACAAGGGTGCTGTCCCACCCGTTAAAGCTACCGATGAAGTTTTCGTTTACCCTCAGCCCAGTCAATTAAATTACGGATCCCGTCCCAACACTATGTTGTATGGTACCGCACCTTATATGGCTGGTAAGGGTGCCCCAGCGAAATACATCGATACGAGTGACGAACTTAGACCTCAATCTACTTCTCGTTTCAACAAGCACATCGTTCAGACGTATGAGCGCAATCTTTTCCCTCTGTCCAACATGGAATGCAAGGTCCCTCTCCGCACCATCAAATATGAACCCGCCAGCACCCGCGCCGATCTTCAAAATGGTCTTTTCCAGAAAAGATACGTTAATAAAAATGTCAGTAAGAAATAAGAATGGCTGATCCTATTTCGGTTTTAGCCGTAGCTGGTCTCGTTTATGCTGGAAGGACTTTAAGTAAGTCCAAGACTGAAAACTATAGTCCAGAGGCAAATATCACATTAGCAAATGATAGTGGGGCTGGTCCCGCTCTTCCTCCTACATTCAAAGAGAATGATTTTGTTTCCCGAGTAGAAGTCCCATCCAAGAAGGAGATGGCAAGTTTCGCGGATATTGGTCGTCAGCAACGAAGTGGTGGACAAGAATTACTTGACATGCGTGGTCGTATGTTCGATCAGGGGCGCATGAATAACCTTTCTCCAGTAGAGAAGCAACTGGTCGGCCCCGGTCTAGGTGTTGACGCCAATGTGCCGGCTGTTGGTGGGTATCAACAGATGTTTAGGGTCAATCCTATCAATGTTGGTGAGTACCGTCTTACAACTTTACCAGGACGTTCTGGTCCAGCTGCGGATATTACCGGTGGTCGCTCTGCGAAGGTTGGTCAACTTACTCATAACAAACCCGAGACAACCTCTTACTTACCCTCTAGGTTACCTACTATGGCTGGTCGTGCTCAGGGCATGACTGGTGTCGTTCCTCGTAACGAACATGAGAGAACTAAGAGAACCACCAACCGTTCCGAAACTGGTATGCGCAATGATGGCTTAGGGTACAATGGTGCTAAGCGTATGGTTTCGGCTCAGACGCTCGCCCAAGATCCCACGAGGTTCAAGGCTGATCGCAACGATGAGCAGTACATGTACAACAACCAACCAGCCCCAGGTATTCACAGTTTCCATGGTGCTTACGCCACTGGTGCTGCGAGCCGGGTCAGTGCTAAGACCAATGAGGAACTCGCCAAGTATGGTTTCCGCCCAGAAGATCGTAGAGGCAAGCCAAACAGGATGGGCAACGCTGGTCGTATGAATGTTCGTGAGAGCGCCCTCAAGCAAGGTGGTAAACTTACCGCGGTTCGCAGTGACACCTCGCGCATTGATGGACGCATGAATGCGGCTGACGGTGGATGGACCCAGCAGTACCAGAGCAAGACGTTCCATCAGTTCAACCCTTACAAGGGTAATGAAAATCCCAACTCCAAGAATCTTGGTCTCGCCGCCAAGCAGTTACAAAACAACCCTCTTTCACATGCCCTCTATCGTTAGATATTTGTATCAAACTGTTGAAAACACTCATTAAAATATTGTGCCTATATTTTAATGAAGGTCCATACCCTAAGCATAGATAGTAGTCAGCGTGATTCGAGTGTATACCCAAACTCTAATAACTACGTCATTGCGTTAGAAAATCCTATATATCACGTCGAAGAGATACGACTTATGTCTGCACGCATCCCTACACCTCAATCACCTTCACCCAATTCCTTAATTTTGAGACTGTCTTCTGGTTCAGATGAACTCAATCAATCTGTGTATGTGGGTACACCACATTACACTGGTCATATCCTTCTCGATGGTACAACCAGTATAACATTTAACGGTTCTGATGATCCCCTCGTACACCGATTTCACTCAGGACCACAGAAGGTTATCAAAGATATAGGAATTGAATTTTTGTACATGAATAACGGCGTTCTCACAACATATGAAGTTGGTAACACCGAACACGTTCTAAAGTTTGAGATTAAGTGTTCCACAGACAAGCTTGAGGGTCTAACCAAAGTTCCATTGGATAAGTTTGCGAAAAAGGAAAAGGAGAAGAAAAAGGAGAAAGTAAAGAATCTGGGAAGCGAGATTCTGTACAACCAGGAAGTCTATATTTACATAGGCATTATTGCCTTCTTCGGTATTGTATTGATGTTTCTTATGAAAGGGGGATCTAAAGCCCCACCCACTTAGCGGGTAATGGCATAGACGGGCTGAGCAGGCTTGGATACGCGAGTAGACACGGTGGAGATCATCATGTAGACCGCGATGGAGAGGAGGGTAGTAAGCACCGCAGTGAGCGCGTACTGGGTACCACCATTCTTGGGTACCTTGATGACCTGGTTAATGATGAAACGGACGACATCCATCCAGGACATCGCCGCCGCGAAAGAGAAACCAGCAACAATCGCATTGAGAGACTGGGTCTCCAGCTCCTGGGTAACAAGGGTGACAGTTTGCATAGCCGCCTTCATTGTAAGTAGTATACTATAGGTTAGGAAAATTATTTATTCTGGTAATAATTCTTCTTTTTCAATTTTTTTATATTTAGTCTTTTTGGCGTTTTTTGAATTCGCAAAGAGTTGATCGTCCCCTGATATATCTCCGCTAGAGCTGCTGTCTGAATCGTTATCGCCATAAACATGAAGTTTTACTCCAGAATCATCAAAGTTCCAACCTTCAGGCTCCCATTGGCTCATTACTATTAATAGCATTTTTTAACATCTGTTCTGTCGGATTTTGTGGCACCCACGAATCCCAACGATCGTATGCCTCGTTAACTCGAATGAACTGTGGGTCAGACCCATTGTATCTTTCAAATGTGGGACACTCGTTTGAGTCTACAACCTCCATATCCTCATCCTCGGAGTCATCTCCGTCTTCGTATAAATCTGGAAACATAGATCCAACAGTCTCCCCGACTGCGTTCATAGCACAGTATTTCATCGCATATTCCATGTCTTCTGAGAGTAACGTGTCTCTCCCACAAGCCTTGCAATATTCGGCTGCGAGTAGGGTACCCTTTTCAAAAACGGGGAGAAGAATGTTAGTCATTGTTTCAATGTACTGTTCAGCCATTCTGTCTCCAGCATCACCAAAACCACTTTGCATATTCATCTTTAGTATTTAAGAGTAAAAAGAGATTGCGCAATTCCCTCACCAACACGAAGAATATTGTGATTTACTGCGTATACCCGAATTTGTCTGGCAAAATCTGGACACGATGTTAGACTTAGGTGAAGTATTTGCTCTTTTACGTTACTCATATTCACCTGCCCTGTAGGATAAGCCTCCTCTGGTTGTAAAGCAAAGCTATAAGAATAGAATCTCCTAATGAGTTGTGTCTTGGAGTGATGTATCGCCGCCTGGACAGCTTTCAACATAAGAACATTGCCAGTTTCTTCTGTAATAATGTCCTGACCATCAAACTTTAGAGTGAGATAATTGAGGTTCTCGTAAAGAATGCGCTTGTTGTCAGCTGTGAGAGCCGTATTATCGTAATCAAATGGTGTCACGAAGTTACCATGTGATACACCATTACCCCTAGTACCTTGTCTTTGAATCACAAAGTAGAGTTCCTTGACTGGATTTCTAAAGTCAAGATTGAACGTTCCCTCATTAATGCCTACACCCACATCAAATACATTCTGTTGTAACTGTGTTATGATGTAGTCCTTCTTCATCTTCTGCATCTTGGATCTCTCACTTTTATCTAAAAACACAACTTCTGTAGAGAGTTTGAAGTCCTTAATGTGTATGGCGGGGGGTGACGTAACACGACTACCATCAATATCAACCATGATTTCTTCTGGTTTTCTAAGTGTAATTTCAACCTCAACTTCTTGCTTGTTTATGGCACAGAGGGGTATAGCAAGTTCTGGGTGTTTATAGAAGTAAAATGGTAAGTCAACGAAGAAGTTTTCATCCGAACTAGCACCAAGTGTACCTGTTATAATGATACCTCTGTTAGGTATTCCACCACCCGTAACTACTTCACCCACTAATTTATCACTTGTTCTAAGTGAATACTTTCCAATGAGTTGTTCAAGTGCTTTTTGCTTCGTTTGTGTAACATTGTGCTCTGAATATATTTGGAGATAGTCACTATGAAGCCTTTGAACTATGGTACCACCTATAATAAGATCTACGTGATCAATTATGGCATGACCAACCGATTCTACGTATACAGGGCTACCTGGAATTTCCGGTAGAGTCATTTTAACACTCAATGTTTTCAATAGATCACCTTGATTTTGGGGAATCTTGAACTTAATCTTTTTCCCAAAATCCGCTTCATTTTCCGGATCTAAATCATCGTACTGTGTAGAAAAGTTTGCGTGCTTCTTAAAAGCTTCTACAAAATGGCTGTAGTCTGGATTCCTCGTGAAATACCTGTCTTGGGATCCAGACGTTAGCATCTGTATTCTACCAGCCATTACTACTATATTCACCTAAAATTTTAAACCGGCTAATCCACTCTCAAATCTGAGG